AATCTGGATGAAAGATCGTTGTGATGTATTCATTGAAGATTTATCTAGAACAGTATTGATTGAAGAGATTCCTCAATTCTAATAATGCCCCTCTAAGGATAGTATTCTTAGACTGACACCAGTGGTGTTTCGCATAAAAAAATCAGAAGACTTTCCCCCCACATCCCAGTGGGGGAGTCTTCTAATACAGATGGACAGGTACAAGTAAATTCTGTACAGTGTTCCCTTCGATGGGGACCATCTGCAAATAAACCAAATAAAAACAACTACATATGGGCAAGATAGGAAAAATTTCTACTATTAAAAAAGACTACAACAATTCTCAGTTACAAACAATGCAAGGTGGACTTGCATCAAGAGGCTACACAAGAATTCCTGGTACAGGAGTTTTTAAATATCCTTATAAAGAATTGGATGGTCAGTACAGAACAGGCTTAGATCCAAAGGCTGCTTACATCAGAAGAATCTCTGATCCTCTTGAAAGAGAGATGGAGATTGAAAGAGTAACAGAATTAAGAGAAAGACTTGAAGCAGCACTAGGTGGTGTTGACTTAGGTCCTCGTTCTAGTTTCTGGAATTATGGATTATCAACTTCTGTTGATGATTCATTACATGTACAACCTGTTAAACTTATGGATGGTGACAATTATTATGATATGTCAATGCCATTGCAAGAGCTAGCATTCTCATGGTTGAGAGTTCATCCAACAATTGCTTCTAGCTATCAAGCTTGGGAGCGTGGTGAATTCCCTGCAGACATTCAATATTATGTTGCAGATGATGAGATTGAAAACAAGGTGATGTTTAAAAAGAAACAACTTATTAATAAAGCTATTATTAAGTTTGATTCTATGACTCCTGAGAAGAAGAAGAAAGTGGCTCGTCTACTTGGTCTTCCAGTATCTGATGATTCTAAAGAAGAAGCAGTTTACAATCAGGTGGATAACCTCCTAAAACAAACAGAATTCAAGAATGGCAAATATGCTGGACTTAACCCAATTGAGGTGTTCAACAGATTTGCAGATATGAAAGAAAACTTGCTCCATATCAAAGACTTAGTAAAACAAGCTGTTGCTCATTCAGTTTATAGAGTGAGACCTAATGGCAGAGTGTTTGAAGGTGAATTTGAAATAGCAGTTGATGAAGATGATTTAGTTAAATTCCTTGCAGATGAAGACAACCAAGATCAGTTATTGACTTTGGAAGGCAAATTGAAAGGAAAAAAAATAGCCTCATTATGATCCCAGTAGATAGTTTATTATACAAGATTGATCAGAAACTAAATAAACTATCAACAAACGAGCATCAACAAATTCCTCTAGAAGATAAGATTCTAGCACTTAACGAAGCTCAGATAAAGCTAATAAAGCAAAAGGTTGATGGTAATAGTACAGTCTCTGGTTATGGATTGGATGCGTTTAAAAAACGCTATGAAGACCTTCAAAGCTTGGTTATGCCATATAACCATCAACCTTTGCCATTAGTATTAAAGAATGCAGAGTTGAACCAATGGTTTACATATATTCATCTTTTGACTCCAAAGTACATGTTCTATCTTGATAGTTATGTATTAGCAGACAAAGGAAGATGTACAGATAGAAAGATATGGATAAATAGAGACTTGGCTAAACATGGTGACATTCAGTTCATATTAACTAATGACAACTACAAGCCTTCTTTTGAATATCAAGAAACATTTAACTTCTTATCCTCTGACGAGATATCTGTATTTACAGATGGTACATTTACACCAAAAGATATTTATATATCGTACATGAGATATCCAGAGTACATTAACAAGACAGGATATATTATGTTAGATGGACAACCTTCTTTTGATGCAGATTGTGAACTTGAACTATATTTAGAAGATGAGTTGCTAGACTTAACAGTACAGAACTTGGCAATGTATACAGAAAACCAAAGTGCTGTTCAAAGCTCAATCTATAGGATACAAACAAACGAATAATTTTTAACAATTAAATATAAAGCAAAATGGCTGATTTTTCACTAACCACCCTCTTTGTAGTACCAGTAGGAAATACATTACCTAGCTCTGGATCTACACAGAATTTAACAGCTGGTCAAGTAGGTATTTTCCTTAATGACTACACTGTTGCAACTGCAGGTAATATCGCAGCTGCCCCTTATTTCTATGTTGCTCAAGGTAGAACAAACACGTATTTACAAGGCTCTAAGCGTTCAGACAAAATCTCTGGATGTCCTGGTGGATCTTCTTGTAAGAGTAATGTAACAGAATGGTACAAGTCTTTAGGCTGTCCTACTCCTGTAAACCAAGTAACTGACGTAGTTAACTTCACAGTAAAACCAGGTGAGATTATCACTTTGACTTTACGTGGTTTCTCTAGCTACTTGAACACATTGTACTTCAATGGTTTCACTCGTTCTGTAACAGTAAATGCTCCATGTCTTGGATGTGGTGATGATCCTTGTACAGATGTAGATGTTCCTGCATTGATCGATGAGTTGATTCTTAAGTTAGAATCACATGCTCCTGGTGATAACCCAGATAACATTTACTTGAGCCAGTTCTATCAATTCCAAAGATTGGGTAACGATCAAAATGCGTTCTTACGTATTACTGGTAAGCCTTTGACTGCTTATGGCCAACCTTGTGATGTTGCTGCATTCCCTTTTGAGTATGACAGATTCTACTTCAGAACTTTCATCTTTGCTGGTCCAGCTACAACTGCTGACTTCATTGTTGATGATCCTTGTAATAGAGTTGCTGAGCCAATCATTCGTCAAAGATCTAACTATGCTGTTGGTACTTCTGCTGAAGTTCAACAATTAGAGAAGAACTTCTATAGCTACCAAGCTGGTTACTTAAAGCATCTATACAGAATGAATGGTTACAACGAGAACTTTGAGTCTTGGGTAACTGATGGTCAGATCTATGATTTGTACTATATCAAATTCAATGAGTATGATAAGAGTGCTTACCAATGGGGTGACTATATCATGGAAGATTCAACTGTAATCATCGCTGTTCCTGAGAATCAAACAACTGCTATCGAAGCTATTTTAGTAGCTGGTTTAGGAGCTGTTGCAGGTGACACAGCATGTATCACAACTACTAGTACTACAACTACTGTATGGCCTAGTACTTCAACAACAACTACTTTGATCCCTTAAGAACTAAGGTAAGATCATATTAACCTATGCCAGAGGGTGAGAGGATATCTCAAATCCTCTGGCATTTTTATTATACAAACCATGATATTAGATTTTTTAGTAATCAATACGTATGAGACCACAACATTAGGTATAGCTGATACATCAGTTTATGATACAGATCCTCCTATTGTTAGTGCTCCAACTATGCAGATCACTGTGCCTGGTTTTACTAGTCCTGTGTCTATCCCATTTAATGTCAATAGCTTTAATGTTTATAACTCAATCATTTTAGGATTGAGCACTTTTCCTGCAACAACTCCATTACCTGATGGTGTATATTTTATGAAGTATTCTGTGGCTCCAGCCACTACAAACTTTGTAGAGAAAAACATTATGCGTACAGCAGTTATACAAGAAAAGTTTGATAGTGCATTTATGAAACTTGACATGATGGAATGTGACTCAGCTATTAGAACTCAAGCAAAAGTAGTTCTAAGCAGTATCAATTTTATGATTCAAGGCTCAATAGCAGCAGCTAATAACTGTGCTATAGATACAGCTAATAAACTGTATATACAAGCTAACAGACAATTAGATTATTTTATTGCAAACCAATGTGGTTGTACAGGAAACAATTACATAATTAATTTCCCTTAATATGGCAAACTGTAGAGGATGTGGCATGAAGGTTGGATGTGGCTGTCAATTAATTAATGGCCTATGTTCAGCATGCAACAACAAACTTAAGAACGCTACAAATAGAATAAAAGATGTTATCACCAAGATTAACAGATTGTGTAGTCAATGGTAGTATTCCAGCTACACTGACAAAAATTGATGAAAGACTAACATACTGGGCAGTTCGCCAGTATAACAATATTATATTCTCTATGAATAATTATATTCCTGGAGAAGTAATTAATGATCTATTAAATTATAAACAAATATTAACATATAGACTTTGTAATCCTGACTATGCTATGGTGTGTGGGCTTCCTACTACCTCTCAAGTTATAAGCAGAGTTATAGTGTTAATTAATAAATAAATTAAACCATGTCTTGCGAAAGTTGCTATAATGGCTGTGTGGAAATTACTTCTGATCAATGTGTTAGATACACAGGAATCAGTAGTATTCCTTTACAAATAATGACTGGAGATAATCTTCAAATTGTAATAGAAGATTTAATTTCCAATTTAGGTCCACTTCTTGATGGACAAGGTGACCAAATATTTATTTCTTCAGCAATACGTTGTGCTGTATTAAATAATTATCTTCCTGCTCCTGTATCTCCAAATCTTTGGACATCATCCCAATTATTTACAGCATTAGTAAGAACAGTTTGTGATTTACAATCTCAAATTGATGCAATTGATGCTGAGATAGCTACACTAAATGCTGATTACACTATTGGTTGTCTTACAGGAGTTACAGCATCTTCTGATACACATGCTATTGTCCAAGCAATTATAAATAAACTTTGTGATACTGTAGCTGCCTTAACTGCTCTTGAACTTGATGTAGATACAAACTATGTTAAGTTAGCAGACTTAGACGCTTTGATAGCAGCTTACATAGCTAGCTCTTCAGGTGGTTCATCTAACCAACAGTATTTAAAAATGGTTCCTTATGTGGCATATGAATACTATGGACCATTAACAAACTTTGATGGCTCAGGTGTTGGTATACCAAACAATGGTTTCTACAAGGTATTTTTATGTAATGGTCTAAATGGTACTCCTGATAAAAGAGGACGTGTTACTGTTGGTGCTATTCAAAATGTACCAGGTGCTCCATTAGATGCTGCAGTGAATCCAGCTAATGCTGGTAATCCAAACTATGCTTTGTATAGCACAGCAGGAGCAAACACTGTAACTTTGATTACATCACAAATTCCTACACATACGCACAGTGCTACTACAGTGGCATCTGGATCAATAGACAACCACACTCACATAATAATGGGAGGATCAGGTCCTGGTGGTGCTCCTGCTCCAAATGCGTTACAAGTTATGGCAAATGAAAAAGCAGATGGTGGTAATGCAAGTTACAAAATGTCAATTGCTAGTTCTCAAGTACATAATTCTGGTATAACTAGTGCAAGTGGAGCTGGTCCTGTATCTCTTAATGTTGCTGTTTCAATTGGTGACGCAGGTAGTGGAGGAGCTCATCAAAACATTCAACCTGTGGTTGCTGCATATTATATTATGTACATTCCTTAATCTTTTAAACTAACTATAAATGACGTCTTGTTTACCTGGTACTCCTTGCTATGATGCGTACTATCACCCTAGCCAAAACTGTGGCTGTGTTCCTTGTGAAATAACAGCAGACCATGTTATATATAATGGACCTAACTTACCTAATACAGGAATTCAAACTGGAGATAATCTAGACTGTGCTCTATCAAAAATAGATGATACATTTAGTGCAGGTGTTGTTGGTTTAAATGGCACTTCTGGTACGTCTGGTGCTTCTGGTTCTAGTGGTAACTCTGGAACTTCTGGAGTGAATGGTTCTGGAGGTACATCTGGAAACAGTGGAACTTCTGGATCATCTGGATCATCTGGAAGAGATGGAAGTTCAGGTGTATCATCTAATGGTACTAGTGGTACAAATGGTACAGCTGGAAGAGATGGCTCTAGTGGAGTTGATGGTTCTTCTGGTTTAAGTGGTACTAATGGAATTAGTGGTACAAGTGGTACCTCTGCTCTAAGTGGTACTAGTGGTGAATCTGGTACATCTGGAACTGTTGGTACAAGTGGGACTGCTGGTCAAGATGGAGATAAATATAGAACTACTTCTTCTACTTCTTTATTAATAGGTTTAGGTTCAAAAACATTAACTATTGGAACAAATCTAGCATATAGTGTTGCTCAATCTGTTATCATAGCATATGATATTAGTAATACTATGACAGCATCTGTTACATCATATGATAGTTTAACAGGAGCTTTAGTAGTAAACGTTGGAGCAATTTTAGGTTCAGGAACTTATGCTTCTTGGAATGTAAACTTAGCAGGAGCTGCTGGAGGTAATGGATCTTCAGGAACTTCAGGTAGTAGTGCAACTTCTGGTACTACTGGAACAAGTGGTACTACTGGAACTTCTGGAACTTCAGCAAGTTCAGGAACATCTGCATCTTCTGGAACAAGTGCATCTTCAGGTTCCTCTGGAACAAGTGCTACTTCTGGATCTAGTGGATTAACAAATGGAACATCTGGAACATCTGGAAGCAGTGGCTCATCAGGAACAACAGGTACATCTGGTTCATCAGGAACAACAGGAACGTCAGGATCTTCTGGTAGTAGTGGACTTACTAATGGTACAAGTGGAGTCAATGGGGCAGCTGGTTCATCTGGTACATCTGGTGTTAATGGAGGAGTTGGTGCTGCTGGATCTTCAGGAACATCTGGAGC